AAAGCTTTTGGGTTTTGTGATAGGACGGGGTTCCGTTACAAGCTTAGGGATCTAGTTCCTCAGATAGAGGATGGCAGACCAAACGGTATGCTTGTTGGGCGAGATGTTCTTGATCAAGATCAACCTCAGCTACAGCTTGGTAGAATCAGGATGGATGATCCTCAAGCTTTGAGAGACCCTAGACCTGATCGAGGTCTGGAAGAAAGTAGGCGTTTATTTTCTTGGAATCCTGTTGGTCTTGTGGGTCTAGATATGTACGGGCAAGTTGGCAGAGTTACAGTAGAGATAAGCTAATGGCTTGGACTTATACAACACTAAAGACAGCTATACAGGACTATCTTCAAACTACTGAGACTAGCTTTGTAACTAATCTTCCCACATTCATTACTCAGGCTGAGGAGCGCATACTACGAACAGTGCAGCTCCCCGACTTCAGGAAGAATGTTTCTGGAACTCTTACCAGCGGGAATCAGTATTTGGCTATGCCTACTGACTTTCTGTCTCAGTATTCTTTGGCGATAGACAACAGTGGTTACGAATATCTTTTGTTTAAGGACGCCAATTTTATTAGAGAGTCTTTTCCATCGTCCGCTACTCAAGGCGCCCCTAAATACTACGGCATATTTGATGATGCCAACTTTATTATTGGCCCAACACCAAACGCTAACTTTGATGTTGAGCTTCATTATTTATACAAGCCAAACTCTATAACCACAGATCCTTCTGGAACTAGTTGGCTGGGAGACAATGCAGAGAATGCATTGTTGTATGGATCTCTGATAGAAGCATATGTCTACCTCAAGGGAGACCCGGACATGATGTCCCTCTATCAGTCTAAGTTTGATGAGTCTCTTGCCCAGCTTAAGATATTGGGTGAGGGCTTTAATACTACAGATAACTATAGAAGTGGCGCTGTCTTTGTGAGGAGAGGTTGATGCTTGGCGTAGAAGGTGAGGCAAGAGAAGGAATAAACTTTGAAGTTCTTACTACAAGTAACCGGGGTTTCACTCCAGAGGAGCTTGCTGAAAGAGCAATGTTAAAGTTTATTGATATTAGTGACACAGCAGACCCTGCTATAAAATCTCAAGCCTTAGCATTCAAGGATAGAGTTAAGCAGCTATTTATTTTCTATATGAACGAAGCTATCAGATCAGACAGAACAACTGTTTGTTCAAAGCTTAATCAGCAAGGCCACTCTGAGTTGGCCAACATAATCCGTAAACTATAGGAGAGGCCCATTATGGCTATTACTCAAGCAATGTGTACGAGCTTCAAAGTGGAGCTTCTTAACGGTATACACGCCTTTGGAACAACTGTTGCTCGTGCGGGAACCACTGCTGACAGCATGTACATTGCCCTGTACACCAGTTCTGCAACTTTGGGTGCAAGTACTACAGCTTACAGTGTGACTAACGAAGTGTCCGGTACAGGCTACACTGCGGGTGGAAATGCGTTAACTGCGGTAGCACCTACCAGTTCTGGCACTACAGCGTTCACTGACTTTAACGACACTACTTGGTCTACTGCGACTATTACTGCTCGTGGGGCGTTGATCTACAACAGCACACAGTCTGACAAGGCCGTTGCTGTGTTGGATTTCGGTTCTGACAAGACTTCAACTGCTGGTGACTTTACTATTATTTTTCCAACAGCAGACGCAAGTAACGCCATCATTCGTATTGCATAAGATTGAGAGAACCTAGATATGGTGACCTTAGTTAATAGAGCTAAGATGTCCACCGCTACGACGGGGACAGGGACAATTACGCTCGGTTCTGCTGTAGCAGGGTTTCAAACTTTTGCGAACGCCGGGGTATCTAATGGCGATACCGTTCGATATACAATCGAAGACGGCACTGCGTGGGAGATTGGTACTGGTACTTACACTTCGTCAGGTACTACACTCTCTCGCTCTTTAGAAAGTAGTTCGACGGGTTCCCTGCTTAACCTGTCGGGTAGTGCTATTGTTTATGTAACTGCCGCTGCGGCAGACCTTCAAAGCGATTCTGCAAACACCGCCTCTACCCTTGTTGCTCGTGATGCGTCTGGTAACTTTAGTGCAGGTACTATTACTGCTGCATTATCTGGTAATGCAACCACGGCCACCACTTTAGCCACAGGCAGGACAATCAGCTTAACGGGTGATGTTACTGGCACTTCTGGCAGTTTTGATGGTAGTGGTAACGTAAGCATTGCAGCCACTATTGCGGCTAACTCTGTTGCTCTAGGTACAGATACTACGGGTAACTACGTTGCTACTATTGCAACTGGCACTGGCCTAGATGGAAGCGCCTCAAGTGAGGGAGCAACCCCCACAATCTCGTTAGATTTAAGCGAGCTTGCTACCTCTACTACAGATGGAGACGGTGATTACTTTGTAGTTGTCGATACTTCAAACGTACAGAGGAAGCTAACCAAAGCCAACATTAACATCAGTGGCTTTAATAACGATGCTGGTTACACTACCAACGTAGGAGATATCACTGGGGTTACTGCTGGTAGCTACCTGACAGGTGGTGGCACATCCGGCACGGTTACTCTCAATGTCGATGCAACCTCTGCCAACACAGCATCTAAAGTTGTAGCTCGTGACGCTAGTGGTAATTTCTCGGCAGGCACTATAACTGCGGCTCTCAGTGGTAATGCCACCACTGCCACTAACATAAGTGGATATAGCGGAACCTACTGGACTTCTAATAATGACGGAGCAGGCTCCGGTCTTGACGCTGACCTGTTAGATGGACAGCACGGCTCTTATTACGCAGCCGCATCCTCTCTGAGTAATTATCTGCCTCTTACTGGCGGTACGTTGAGTGGGGCTTTGTACTTTGGTTCGTTAGACTATATTCAGGGGGATGCAACAGCTTCTGCTGGTATGCTGATCTCTAGCGGCCAAGATATAGAAATAAACTTTAACACTAATGACGTACCTAGCCCGGGTGATGCTTTTGTTGTTACACACGGTTCTACAGGCGATCAAAGGTTTAAGGTAGATGGTACAGCAGGTACTATTTATGCTAATGGTAGTAACAGAGTATTCCACGACGGCTACCACCCCAACGCCGACACTCTAACAACCGCTCGCACAATCAACGGCGTCAGCTTTGACGGCAGCGCCAATATCACTGTAGAAGATTCTACTAAGTTGCCATTAACTGGCGGTACGTTGAGTGGTGACCTAGATGTTAATGCGGACATCAACGGCGTAAACAACATCTACCTCGCAGACTCGCTCTACCACGAAGGCGATACTGATACTAGGCTGTTGTTTGGCGATAACACTATTACGCTTCAAACGGGCGGCAGCTCAGAGATAACCATCAATACTACGGGTGTGCGTCTAGGCGATACAGGCAACGGATACTTCCAACCTGTTACTGGTAATTACGGCTCTGTCCAGATTGACGGAGGCGCCCACACTAGCTGGGAAGGATACAGCATCGGTGGTCGTGCTGTGTTTATGCACAATAACAGCGATGCCCTTGGGCTGTATGACGATGTAAACAACCATTGGGCGCTTAGGCACACTTATAATGGCGCAACAAATTTATATTACGACGGCAATGTAAAGATAGCTACAACCAGCACTGGCGTAGACATAACAGGCACAGCCACAGCCACTACCTTCTCCGGCGCTCTTAGTGGTAACGCCACAACTGCAACCACACTCCAAACCGCCCGAACAATCAACGGCGTTAGCTTTGACGGCTCCGCCAATATCACTGTAGCTGACTCCACTAAGCTGCCCTTAACTGGCGGTACGCTGACTGGTAATTTAGTTGCAGGTAGTACATCAAAAACTTCAAATACAGTTATTGCATCATTAGCTGGGGACAGTTATACAGCAGGTTTTGAGGCTTACGGGGCAACTCAAGGCACTGGGTACACCTTTGTAGGTCAAAGTACTGCTTACGGCGGCGGGATGTTCTACAACGGAGACGGCGCTCCTGCTTTTGCTTCAGGCGAATCAGCCGATTACGTCAGCTTTTATAGAATGTCGGCGGGGACTAGAACTGTAGTTTTTGATTATAACTACAATAATTCTGTTGTACGGTTCAAAGACGCCATAAGCGTAGCAGGGAATATAAGTGTTACCGGCACTGTAGATGGTCGTGATGTAGCTGCTGACGGAACTAAGCTCGACGGTATTGCCGCTGGCGCTCAAACAGGAACAGTAACAAGTGTTACTGGCGGTACTTACTTAACGGGCGGCACAATAACAACTACTGGAACTCTAGCTGTTGACGCTACAAGTGCCAACACAGCAAGCAAGGTTGTAGCTCGCGATGCCTCTGGTAACTTCTCTGCGGGTACTATAACCGCGTCTCTTAGTGGTAACGCAACTACCTCGTCTTCTACAACAGGTAACGCCGCAACCGCCACCGCTCTTCAAACGGCTCGTACTATTGGTGGGGTTAGTTTTGATGGAACAGCTAATATTAACTTACCGGGGGTTAATACCGCAGGTAACCAAAATACTTCAGGCACTGCCGCCGGATTAAGTGCAACCCTTGCCGTAGCTAGTGGAGGCACCGGAGCTACTACCCTTACCGCCAACAACGTCTTGCTAGGTAACGGCACCTCTGCGGTGCAAGCAGTAGCACCCGGCACTTCGGGCAACGTCCTTACTTCGGATGGTACAACGTGGACTTCTGCGCCAGCTTCTGGTGGTGGAGGTAGTTTATGCGGATTTACCTACCCCACCACCTGCACTAACGCTGCTTTAACAGCTCTTGGTGAGGATGCAGGGGTTGGTGTTACCACCGGTGATTATATTACAGCTATCGGATATAGCGCAGCAGGCAGCGGTGGTAACGGCAGTTGTAGTACCTATATAGGCGCTTTCTCAGGGCAACTGGCGAGTGGGTCATACAACACAGCCGTTGGCTACTACACGATGAGATGCAATACCTGCGTTACAGGGCGGAACACAGCAGTTGGATGGTTATCACAAGGAAGATCTCTCGGCTCCTGTAGTTATTGTAATACATCCGTAGGTGCTTGCACTTTGCTCTGTAACACTACTTCTGATTGCGGCGTAGCTATTGGGATAGACGCTATGCGATGTACCACTACGGCCGATCGGAACGTTGCTATTGGCGCTAAAGCGATGTGCTTGAATACCACTGGGCGTGAAAATGTAGCTGTTGGCCCGGCGGCGTTGGCCTATACCACTACCGGCTTGCAAAACGTAGGTATTGGGCGAAGCGTTATGCTTGATAATACTACGGGGGCTTGTAATGTCGCCGTAGGCAGTGGTTCGCTGTGGTGCAACATAACTGGTGGACAGAACACTACTGTTGGTTATTCTGCGGGCGGTGGTATAACGGGTTGTTGCAACACTGTAGTAGGCGCTAACGCTATGGGTGCTTGCTGTTTTACTGGTTGCTGGAATGTTGTAATGGGTAGCATAGCAATGGGAGGTTTCACCGTATCAGGTGCTAAAGCTGCGTGTAACAACATTGTCATAGGAACTTCTGCTGGATATATATGTGCTACTGCACCTGTTTCTGGCTTTATAAGTATGACTACCCAATGCAATTACATCATAATGGGTAATTCTCAACACACATGCGCTCAAATTCAAATAGGCTGGACTACGGTATCTGATTGCCGCGACAAAACCTGCTTTAAAGATATTCCACACGGATTAGATTTTGTAAACGCATTAAAACCAACGGAGTATCAGTTTAGAAAGCGCCGAGACACTGAAGAAACAGATGGCGTAAAACGATACGGATTTTTAGCTCAAGACGTAATTGCATTAGAAGGAGACTCTCCTGTTGTGGCTAATGCCGATGATCCAGATAAGTTGAAATACACAGAAGCGCATATGGTTCCTATCTTGGTAAAAGCTGTCCAAGAACTATCCGCAGAAGTAAAAAAGTTAAAAGAAACTTAAAAGGATAAAGTAATGGAAGAAGACGAAAAAGATTATGTAGCAGAGTACGGTGGAGCAATGGACTCTATAACTACATTGAATAATGGGCCGGGTGAATTCACCGATCCTTCCGAGTGGGAAGAAACTATAAAAGCTAATGTTGATCATTTAATTCTTATGTTGGAAGAAGATTGGCCGGAAGAGTTTGACTTAACTCCTATTAACGAAGCCATTGCCGCTTACCAAAATTAACGTAAAGTTTAACCATAACCTATGTTGACGCCACTATAGGCTGGAGTATTTAGAGGAGGGGCGTCATGTTAGGCTTTTATCCTTTAGCTTCAGCCCCTATAGCGGATGACGCTAATGTCTCTGTCAGCGTAAGCGTATCCGGCGTTGAGGCCACGGGCCAACTAGGTACTGCTGCGGTCTATGCGGAGGCCATAGTCTCACCTAGCGGTGTCTCTGCCACGGGTGCAACCGGCAGTGTAGCAGTAACAGCGGATGCTAATGTATCTGTAACTGGTGTCTCTGCTACCGGCCAAATTGGCACAGTAGATGTCGAGATCGTCTTCATCATCGAAGTTACGGGTGTTGAAGGCACCGGAGAGACAGGCAGTGTAGATGTAACAGGTATATCCAACGTCTACCCGACAGGCGTTGCTGGAACCACGGCCCTCGGTACGGTAACTACCCAAGCGGACGCTAACGTAGATGCTACGGGCCTTTCAGCCACCGGCTCTGTCGGAAGTGTCACGGTACAGGCTAACGCCGATGTAAGCCCCACAGGGGTTGAAGCAACCGGTCAGACCGGCTCTGTAGAGGTTAATACAGACCAAGTTATTAGTGTTACCGGGGTAGTAGGCACCACGGCGCTAGGCACCGCTACAGTAGAAGCTGATGCCAAC